AAAAGAAGACATGGGCGGCATGGACAACTAGTAGGTACTTTTCACACATTTGCAGTTTACTTAACACTCTATGAGGCTGCTAAGTCAAGATCACAACTACAGTACATTCTCGCATTCAGCGCTACGATCGCATTTAGGTGGTGTTCCATCATTTGATTCTGAAGAGGCAATAGTCTAACTGGGTGCTTGATTCTTGGCAGGTGCTGCAAGGCTAATTCTTTCACTATCTAGTCAATTTCTTTTGGTACTAAATCTGGTAGCAACCAGACATAGATTTTACGTATTTATCACGAGACGTACCTCTCGGAGTTTTATCAATAGACTTAAAACTCTAAGCTAAGTGTGCACTCTGCATTTCTAACCGAAGTTAGGTCCCGCTATTGCGGACACAGACTTGTGACTGTTAAGAAGATGTTTAGAGTTTTCAACTCACAACACTAACCGGTGGCTCCGGGCATACGATGTGTTAACTAATGCAGTAGCTCAAGTAGCTACAACCCTTAAATTACATCAAAACATTTACAACATCAGATCCACTTTATCTAACGATATACTTCTTAGTTGCATTACACACTGTAAACAGTGGCCGTGCACACAATAATAGACAAATTAATGAATCAGCTGACTAGGCTGCAATACAGTCATTAAAGATGAGTTGGGGACCGCTTGTATCACGATCAAAAAGTAGATCCGTACAAATACGATCATACTTATCACCCAATTGCATTTTCCCCACTTCCCTGCTGAAATTGCGCTGCATACGCGTATCCCAGTAGTACTGTTCCTGCATCGACAATTCAATGTCGACAGTACATTCATGATAGTGGCTCACCTTTAGAGTATGTTCGAGAAAACCTCGTTGATAGTGGGCCACATGGCCTTCGGTCAACTCGATAACACGCTCAATAACAACATTTATAACAGGTATGAAACTACAGTTTTTCCTCAGCCCTAAGGCTACACCTCGCATCATTGATTGCTGTGACACGTTTGGTGGAGGATTGACTATATATCCGAATTTGGCCAAAACTTTACCAGGTTTTGGACCAAAAACATACCCATTATTCGTTTTATACAAACGATTAGAACAAAATTCGGCCTCTTCTAAGTCCTTACGATAAATAGCTTCGCTATCAAACCCAAGACCTGCCATTCCTTTTTTCCAAGGAAAAGTGGCAGTTTCTTTGTGTCGAAGTAAATTATCATCACCTTGTAAAAGCATGAAAATTGTCTTTTCAGCCTCAACAACAGACTTGCCTGTCCATTTACAGTACAAGTACAGATGTGATAAACCATTTAT